CTTGAGATTTTTTACTTTTTAGCGTATCATAACTAAATTCTTGTAGTGCTCTTTTAGCATGAAATATTACATCAGTTCTTTTTACATCTAACACAAGTTTACCAGCACCAATATAAGCTACTAAAAAGTTGTTTACTATATCACCTATTTTTACATAAGAGTAAGAACCATAATTGTTTTCTACTATATCTCCAAAAGCTTTTTCTCCTATAGTGTTACCGTAATTACCACCATCTAGTTTTTTTAATTGTACAACTATTTTAGTTCCACTTAATAAAGGATTTATAGAAATATTAACCCCTGGGCCATAAGTAGTGGAGCCATATATTGCAGGATTCCAAAACAGTTGTAACTGAGTACCAAGATCTGTTATACTTGTTATTATAGCTGAAGTTGTAGCACCAGTCCAACTAGCTGTTGGCATTGAAAGAGTATCACCTACAACTATAGTACTTGTTAAAGTAGTTTTAGTTATTATTACATAGTTTACTAGAGTTGGAGCTGCTAGATTATCTGTAACAGTACTTATACCAGATATAGTTATAGAATTTCCAGATACTGTATACGGTTGAGTGTATTCTGTATATGTACCTGCTGCTCCTGTAGGACTTGTGTATAATTTAAAGTTATTTAAAGCATAACTAGGTGTGGCAGAAGATACAGCGTTAAATATTAAATCTGTATCAAACGTAGTTGTAAAAGATTCAGCACTTCCTGATCCTGCCGCTGTAAAGCTTTGAGCCCCTTCGTAATATTGTCTATTGTTTTCTTGCATTAGTGCCATACGTTAGCTTTTTGCGTTTATATTTTCAGCTTGAACAGCTTGAGAAGCTGCTTGTACTATCTGTGGGTCTCTAATAACTATACCAGCATAAGCTAAAATTCTAAGTATAACTTCTGTTTGCTCGGTTTGATCTAACTGAAAATTAGTACTGGTATTAGAATTATATACTAATATTTGAGTATTTTGATCTTTAGTAAAACCCCAAACAACATCACTAGGTCTAATAACAAAATCTATATCTACACTGTTAATAGTAGTTGGGCGTGCAAGAATTTCATTGTTTTGAAAAAGATATACAGGGAATTGCTCTGTTGGTTTTGTAAGTGGAGATTTTGTTATATTGTAATATTCGTTACGCTGTACTCTTTGAAGTTCTACTGCATCGCCAACCTTGCCTAACGTTTCGGGTCGAAAAGTTACAGTTCCTAATCTATACACATCAGAACCTATATCATTCGATGTAGCTACAATTCTTGTTCTTCTGAATAAAGATATTTTTTCATCTATACCAAGAACCCTATCGGCATAGTCCATATCATTTTGTGGCACTCTAGACGCTTGGTTTAAGTCTTCAAAATATTTTTGAAATATTTGCAATTGAACCTGCGTAGCTGTTTTATTAAACTCATCAGGTGTGATATAACCACGTTGCTCTTTGTTAAGTATAAGTAAAACGGTTTGATATACAGTGTTTACGTTTATTGCCATTTATATTTTTATTTATATACAGGGCGCATTACACGCCCTGATATATTATTACATGTTAGAGAAGTTTTTTCTCTATTGATTTATAAACTTCTACGCCTTCGTCAGTTTTAAACCACGCAGCCATTGCTGAGTATGGGTTTTCATCAAACGGTACGTTCATTAGTTTTCTTCCATTACTACCCCAAGTAAATGTTCTTTGATCTTGTGATAGATTAATAACTCCATTTTCTGTAGCTACAATTGCTATATTACGTAATTGTACATTTTCATCATTAGCAAGTTCTACAAATAAAGATGGATTCTTTTTAGCAAACAACAACAAATCGCGTTTAAGTTCTTTAGAGCTCATCTTAGATACCTTAGAACCCACTTCAACACGCATGATAGCTTCTATTTGATCTATATCCATAGACTTAGCAGCATTAAGCGCGTCAATTTGTAGTTCTAATTCATCAAGCTCGTCTTCAGCTTCTTCAACCGCACTGTATTCTTCGTATAGTTTACCTTTTAAAGGGTGGTATAATGAAAGTAATTTTTGTAGATTTTGTTTTTGTTTAGGCACAACAAGAGTGCCGTCTTTAAACATAATGTGACCTAAAGTTGCTTCTCCTTTTTGTTCATCAACGAGAGGCGAATCTTGGTTAGTCGCGTATCTTATTTCTCTTTGTTTACCTGTTGCAGAATCAAAATATAATAACGCGTGTTTTCTTGTGTGTCTTCCTGGTATTTTAAGTGTTAAAGGTGATTTATTTCCTTTTAAAAAATAAACACGTTCTTTAATTTCCCATTCAGGTTTAGTCTTAACTGTTTGTTGAGGGTGCAACCTCAGTTGTTTCTACTGCTTTAGCTTCTTTAGCCATGATATAATAAAATTAAATAGTTAAAAAAATAATATCCCCCGCCCGAAGACGGAGGTTATTATTAAAATTGAATCATTAGATTCCTTTGAATAGTACAAAGTTGTTAGCAGCTTGAGTTACCAAACATCTTTCAGATAGGAAGTTTACTTCCATAGCGTCAAGAGTTGAAGTAAACGCGCCACCAGCTGAACCAGTCAACCAAGACTTCATACGACGATCGTCACTTTCAGAAGCTCTATATCGCACGTGCAAGAATGGACGACGAATGTTAGATCCTAAGATTTGATCGTATACTGTACTTGTTCCAGCAGGAACTAATACACCTTCAATAGAGTTAATACCATTGATAGCACCACGAGTAGAAGCGTCATTTAGATATTTCCAATCAGTCTTATAGAAATCGTAAGAACCTCTACGGAATCCAGAGAATCCTAAGTTCAATGCCATTTCTTCAGAGTTTTCGAAAAGACCAAATGCAGTACCTCCAGCAGCACCACCAGATATAGCAGCTAGCATATCATCAAAATCAAGTGAAGTCTGACGTTGTAAGAACAACATGTTTTCTTCAATAGCACCTTGAGTGTCTAGGTTTTTAAGAATGTTATCAAACTCATCGATTCCAGCAGCAGCAGTAAATCCTACTTCTACGTTACCACGAGATTGAATAGCAGCAAATAAACCTTCAGTACCAGCCAAAGTAGCTACAGTTGTTCCAGTAGCACCTTGATTGTACTCACCTTCTACTAATGCCATTTCTAAGTGATCTTCAAAACGCAAGCGAGTTTCAGATTCAGCTTTTAAATACCATAAATATCCAGAAGTACCATCTTCAGTAGCAACTTCAACCCAACCAATTTGTGCCATATCAGAACCATTAATAGTATATTGATCTCTGATTATAATTGGAGAGTTAGAAAATTGAGTTAACTGAGGCTCTACAGATACTCTTGTATTAGCATTTTGCGCGCCGATTCCAGCAGCAGCACCACCTAGATTACTACCTTTTACATATGCAGAACCATATACAAATATCTTGATACCAGCACCAGCTGTAATACCAGCAGCAACAAGACCAGCACCACCAACAAATGGAGCAGCATCAATAGTACCACCGTTACCAGGAGCACCACCAGCAGCTACAGTTGTAGAAGCAGTTACTAAAGCTTTTACTTCTGCGCCTGTTGCAGGGTCTAATACAACTATTGTATCATTAATAGACATAACGTTTCTAGCTGTGTTAGGTATTGTAATTACGTTTGTTGCACCAGCACCACCACCATCAGCACCAACAGTTACATTATCATAAGATATATGTAAACGGTTTTGCTCAGACCAAATAACTTGATCAGATGTCATGGGCATTTCTGCACCAACCATACGTAAGAAGCCAGATAGTGTACGATTTCCGTAACGCTCTACTTCTTGTTCGTAAATCTCAGGTAAATACTGTTGTGCAAAATCTGCACCAGCACCTGTGTTAAATTGTAGGTAGTTACTAGTCAACAACTGTTGAGTTGAAGACGGAATTAAACTACCAAATTGTGGAGTTAAAGCCATAATTTATTATTTAGTTAGTTAAATTTTTTTGTTTTGATTTTTAATTTTGAAGAATCAAGACCGCTAATCGCTTTTACCTTTAACCCATTAACAAATACATCACCAGAGGCAGTTTGCCTAGGTTCATTACTTATGTTTTTAGATTTAGCCATAACATCTTTAACCGCATCGGCTTTGCCCTGCTCATAAAAATGTTGTGCTATAGTATCAGCGTTTCGCGCTGCGTATATAGCTTTGTGGTAACCTTTAGTATCTGTTATTTCACCTTTTTCATTTAAGAACGTCTTAATGAAGTTTGTAATATCAGATTGATTTTCTGCTACCTGTGTTGGATTTTTAACACCATATCTAAATTTTTTATCACTAACTTTAAAATCGAAACCTTCGAAATCATTATTTAATAAATTTTTAGTACGGCTTATAAAATCATTATGCTTTGCTTGCACAGCTTCTTGCTCTTCGTTGTATCGGTTGAAAAACTCTGTTGCTTTCTTTTGCTCTTGGGTTACGCCCGGTCTCAACTTGATCTCGTCGTAATATTTCCCCTTAAGTTGTTCAAGAAAGCTCTTAGCCTTGGCAACCTCCTCTTTAAACGCAATTTTTCTTTTGCGTATATCTTTTGGTTCGTCGATATCTTCATCATAATTAAAATCTTCTAATAAAAGACTTACGTCTTCAGAATCTAAATGTGGTTTAGTTTGTTTATAATACTCACGTATTAAAGTTTGGTTATCAACATTGGTATAATCTGCATTAAGCCTAACATAGTCTTCTACAGTTCCGCCAGTCTCTTCCATAAAAGAAACTAGCTTTTCAATATTTTCAGGTAGAACTCTTTGCTCTTGCGCAGGTTGTTCTACTTCTTTAGTTACTTCAGGTTGTTTTTCTTTTTTCTCTTCTTCTTCAGTATCTTCAATAACAGTTAAAGGAGATTCTATTTTTTCGTCGGAGGTCCGTACTTCTTCAACCACTTCTTTGCTGTTGCCACTGTCTTTGGACTCTTCGACAACAACATCGCTATCATTTGTCTCTTGTGTTTGAACGGCATCGGTATCTTCTTTTTTGATTACTACTTTTTTAACATCTGGCTCAAGATCTATTAAAGGTTCTTTCATATTTACTTTAATAGGTTCACCTGTATTATTACCTAAATTTTTAGGTTTAGAAGGAGTTTTTATTTTAAACTCTCCTTCTTGTTTTATTTCTTCTGACATAATATAATAATATAAAATTAAAGGATTTTATTTTCAACGAGGCTCAAACTGTTCTAGTCCAAACCCTCCTAGTGAGTCAAACCCAGATGACTCAAAGTTTTTAGGTAGTTCATCGTTTTGACGTTGTGAAATCATTTCTGATTGCTGCGTACCTATAATTCTAGCCCGCTCGTCTTTACGATCTTCTATATCTTGTTCTTTAGCTTTTTCTACATCAGCTCTAGCTTTAGCAAGTTGTAAATTATATTGAAACTCTTGCTCCATAAGCTGACGTTTTATTTGAGCTTCCATTTCCATTTTTTGAATATCAAACTGAGATTTTCCTTGCTCTAATTGTAATTTACTTTCAGTAAGAGCTTGTTGCTTTTGAACTTCAGCCATAGCTGCTTTTTCAGAAGCTTGCGCGTTTGCTTGTGCTTGAGCCTGTATGTTCATCATGTTAGCTCTTTGCTTTTCTTGATCTCTTATTTTTTCTCTATACTTTAAAAACTGGTTAGCTAGTTTTAAGTTTTTTATTTCTCTTATATCTATAGCATCTGACAACTCTATAGATTGAGTTTGTAAAGATATCTGTATATTTTTTTCTAGTAATTGTTTTTCTTCTTCTTCAGGTTCTAATTCTAAAAATATACCAAACTCATGCATAGATAATTTTTCAATTTCTTCTAAAGTAGCTACATTAAAACTATTTATAGATTTCATTAAAGAATTTTTTAATAACGGAAAATCTAACATATCAGCAATACGAAGACTTATATTTTCAGCAGAGCGTATTGTTAAGTACATTAAAGACTGAAGTATATGCTTAGTAGCTGTATTAGATGCAGCTGCTGCTAGTTTTTGTAAACCTACTAATGAATCTTTAGCTGGTTGACTACCATCTCTAGCTTCATTTAATCCGGTTACGTCTCTAATCATTTGCAAGTAATATTGATACGTTTGTATCAATGCTTGTATTTTAGCCATACCAGAAGATGTTTGTAGCTCTTGAATAGGTACTTTACCTCTGTTGGGATCGCCATCTTGTGTTAAGCTTCTACCTACAATACTACCAGTTTGGAAGTACATATTTAAAGCTTCGGCTGGATTATAATTAGTACCGTTACCAAGATCAACCTCTGCTAATCCATCTACATCTACATACACACCATCGGGTACCATGCGTGATAGCACTTGTTGTATTTTTAAATGCGTAAGCTGTATCATATCGGCAAAACCGATACACTTACTTACTAATGATTCTATTCTGCCTTTATACATACGAGGAGCAGATATAGCATAATTCATTTCAACTTTAGTTTGATCGCTAAAAGGTCTAGTCATATTTTTAGCTAGTTCCCATTTAAGCATTTTTTCATGGCCAAGAATTTTAGCGCCACTATATAAAACCTCTATAGCTCTATGTACCTTATTAAAGTTATCAGTTTCAGGCGGATCAAATGAATCATCTTTTTCAAGAGCTTTTTCAAGACCTTGATCTGTTTGTTTTATTTTAAATACTTGATTTTTATAAGTTTTGTATTCAAAATATAATACCTGTATTAAGTTTCTGTCGTAATCATAATTATAAAAATTATTTCTATAATTATTATTACCTGAATATTCTTGTATTTCTTCTAGCTCTAATTGAGTTAAGTAAGGGAATTGTTTTTTAATTTCTTCAAGAGATAAACTTTTAACTTCACCTACATAATATACGTCTTCAAAGTTAGGATCATCGGTATAAGAATAAACTAAATTAGCTGGGTTTACATAATCAACGGTAATACCATTAGCTAAATTAAAATTAGTTTTAACAGCTGATATACCTATAACAGCTAAATCATAAGCCAAGCGTTTTTTTATTTCTTCGTATTTATTATAATCAAAAACATTAGATATAGCTTCTTCTTCAGCTATTTCAATACTTTGTTTATAATTTAATTGAAGATACAAATCAAGCTCTTCAATATTATCTGGCAACTTAGAAGTATCATCACTAGCGTTAAGATCTCTACCTAACAAAGACCCTAGTTCTTTTATTTTTTCTTTTTGTCTAATATCTCTTAAAGCTCTATTAGCAAAATTAGTTCTTTTTTTAATAGCGTAAGGATCAGAAGCAAAAGATTTTATTTCATAGCCTTTATCTGTCATACCATTAACTACAATATCTACAAATTTAGATAATACAGCTACTGGCTTCCAGTCTAGATTTAAGTAAGATAAATCACCGTTAGTAGATAATTCGTCTTTGTATTTTGCTACACTCTGTTCTCCTCTAGCGTAAAGTTTTAAATCATTAAACCTAGTCCAGTTTGTTCCAAACCTACCGCCGTTTAAAGTTCCTCTGTCTCCTCTAAACCATTCGTCTTCCACAGCTTTCGCCACGGCTAAACCATATTCATAAGTCTTTTTCTCTGCGTCTGGTACTACCTGACTTGGAAAAGTGCTATTAGAATTAGTATAAATCATCTATTTTATTATTTTTGAAATACTACCTTGGTTATCAAACTTCTTGAAACCTAAAGGAACAACATTTTTTTTAACTACGTTTACAGGTGTATACCTATTTTTATTGCAAGCCATTATTGCTAGGCCTGAACTAATAGAAGCATCGTGCTTAGTTCTATTGTTTATATTAAACTTAGACCAGTCTTCTAACGTTTCTTGAAAGTACATATTACCGTACATAGTTTCTTTAAGCCCAACGTGATCTTCTATATAAGATTCTATAGCAGCAGCGTGAGCTTGCTTAATATCTTCTGATGAGTTAGGTATTCCACCTATCTCTCTTTCTGCTACAGACAGTTTTAATTTATCTGGTCTGTTCATTGAGAAAGCTCTATAACCTCTACGTTTTAAATAATACAAAAGTCTAGGCTTGTTATTCTCCGCAAGTATTGGCATACCGTAAAAATGTAATGCCATAAGTACATCTTCAAAGAATATCTCAGCCGTTGGAGGTCTTGATATATATTCTAAGAAAAACATATTAACCGGGACGTTTTCCATACTAAACTTAGTAAGACCGTGCAAAGCACCTTTAGAACCTCTGTTGTCTACTGTTCCTGATATATCATAAGAGTCACAACCAAAAGCACCGCAATGTTCATTACCAGGGTGTTTAACTCCATTTTTTATTATTACACGATTTTGTAATTCTGCAGGTGGTACCCATGAAACTAAAAACCTTCCATTAGTACTAGGTATAAAGTTTACTATAGTATCTTTAACACCTTCACTCCACATAAAATTTCCTCTTGTTACTAATTTAGAGTTATCAGATTCTTCGTTATAATCTATCTGCTCGTATATCTTAGTTAGATTAAATAAAGAGTCTTTTGTTTCATCTCTAAAAGCATGCTGCTCAGTTCTGGGAAACTGGCGATAATATTCGTTTAAACTGTCTTGATCACCCTTTAAACCATCTACTTCGTTTTCCCAGTGGTTTATAACACCTACTTCAATTTGAAGCCCATCTGATCCTTCAACAGGTTTTGTCGGCGTATTAAAGACAGGGTGTCCATAAGTATCAATGAATCCTTCGTAATTCCAT